AGAGCCGTTAACGTAAAACCTATACAAACGGACTGATTATGATAAGAATCACCAATTTTAACGGATTAAAATGGCAAACGATATATATTATAAATTATTTGACGATAAAATTAAGCATAATATTAAAATAGAAGCAATATACATTGCATGTTATTTAGGTACAGGTGAAATAAAAGAAAAGCGTTGGGAAATTTACCAACAACAAATAGAATATTTTAAAGATATTGATGTGTATGTAGTTAATATGGAGTTTGAAATTTTCCAAGATAATGTAACACATCTAAATACAGATAATGACAGGAAGAGTTTAATAGAAGCAAGAAATATGTGTTTAGATCATTTTTATAACAGTGATTATGATTATGCTTTTATCGCAGATAATGATTCTTGGCTAGATGATTCAATTTTTGAAGGAAGAGACGCACTAGATGCGTGGAATAACCATCCATATCCACAAGATATGGATGGTATAGATATGTGGGCACCAACTTTCGGTTTATCTACGATGGGTAGTTATGGAAGAAAGAAATTATTTAAAGATTTTATGATTTTCCAACGTAGTTATTATATGAAGGGTTCTCTTAGAGCATTAAGAAACCTTAAAAAACATTATGGTATTGAAATATATATTCCGGATAATTTCAAAGATAACATCGATGGAGAAGATGTAGCATTAGCAATACTTATGTTACAAAAAGGATTAGGATGTTACCTATATTGCAATGTTACATTAAAAGAAGTTTGTGATAACGGATTAAGTTTTTACGGAACAGACGGAGACCCGAACAAAAGGGATTCTGAAAAAGTATTTAATAATATGTGTAATTTACTTAAGATAGCAGAATTACAAGTTAAAAATGGCAAGTTAGATTATAGTGGGTTAATTAAAACCCTTTTAGGAAAACGCAGTGGTTCACTGCGTAAAATATTAAAATGATAAGAATCCCCCATTTAGCAAGTTTTAACACAAAAGGAATTTCAGCAAACATAGAAAGCTATTGCTTTAAATATAACGTAAGGATCATATTAGAAACTAATAACTCACCAATAGTATTAATACACGCACATGATTTGGATATTAATTTTAAGCAGACCTTTTATATGGAAGAAAGTTATTTTACGCTCAATGCTTTTGTTGTTACATGGATAAAGAAGAAACTAACACATATACAAAGAGGAACGTCACGTGAACGAAGGAGTATTTAATCCACACTACTGGCAAGGAGAAATACTACTTGATAAAACACCACGGAAAGTAGTATTAACTGGTCGTCAAAGTGGCAAGACTACCTTACTTAAAAGTATCATCTATAAAGCATCATTAGAAAAGGCACAACAAGATATACTTGTGTTAGCATCAACACATGGTCAAGTCAAGGAGTTATTGTGGAGACCATTTACTAATGCAATGGAAGCATTGTTTCCAAAAGAACTAGTAGCACAACAAAACAATCAGGATATGACTATTGAGTTAATTAATGGTTCTCGTATTACTTTTAAAGGAACTGAAAACTATGAAAGTCTATTAGGTCGTACTGTGGACCTTGTTATTTTTGATGAGTGGCAATCCCATAAAGAAGAAGTATGGACTTACATTGAGCCAATGTTAGCAGCAAAACAAGGTAATGCAATTTTTACTGGCACAGCTCGTAAAGGTAATCACATTATGAAGTTCTTCGATTTTGCATTAGAAAGCATATACTGGAAAAGCTGGAGAATTACTACACCAGAAAGTGGTAGCCCAGCAGGTACAAAACATGCTATTGAGTTGGCAAAGGCAAGTATGTCAACTGAGCAATTTTTACAAGAGTATATGTGTGTACCCATGTCTGGAGAAGGACTAGTATATCCTAAGTTCAGTAATGAAAATATAACAGACTGTCAAGAAGTAATATCCAAGTTAAAGAATGATACATTACATATTGGAGTCGACTTTAACATTTCAGACATGAACGCGGTAGTATGTGTACGCGATAAACAAGTGCTAACAGTCATAGATGAAATAAGACTTAAACATGCTAACTCAAACACATATTCGATGGTACAAGAAATACGCAGACGCTATCCAGATAGAAACATAATATTATATCCAGATGCAACAGGTCGTAACAGAAGCACTAACACAGTAGATCCACAAAACACAAACCATACTATACTACGACAAGCAGGGTTTCCACTAAAGTTCGACCACTCTGGTAATCCGCCCATCGAAGACAGAACCATCTTAGTTAATACTAAGATACAAACAGCAGATGGAACAAGAACACTTTACGTAGATAACAAATGTAAAAATTTAATATACGCATTGCAAACTAGAACATACAAAGATGGTAAGCCCATAAAAGATAACGTAACAGACCATGGTTGTGACTGTTTGGATTATGTGCTATGGCATTTGTTTAATACTAGGAATAAAATGAGAAGTGGTGTAATGTGATAAATAAAACAATAATGTGGGAAAAGATAAATGTCAACAACTAATTTTAATGGATTGGAAAATAACCTAGCTACCAAAGATCCAAATTTCCGCTCTTTAGAAGAAAAGTGGGATATGGTCGATTCCTTATGGGGCGGCACTGATGAAATGCGAGCCGCTGGTCAGAGATATTTACCAAAAGCAACAAACGAACGAGACGTTGACTATGCAAATCGCTTATCGCACTCAACGTTATTTAATTTTTATAAACAGACATTACTTAATGCTGTTTTCCATCTTACTGCTAATGGAGTACAGTTTTCAAATACTAATCCGTTAATGGAAGATTTTATGAACAATGTTGACTTAGAAGGTCGTGACATTGAACAATTTACACATGACGTATTAGGTAATTCCATACATTATGGAATAACATACGTAATGGTTGACTTTACTGCAACAGACATAAACTCAGAACAAGAAAATAGTATTGCAGGAGAAGATAGGCCGTATTGGGTAGAAATAAAACCAACTCAGGTAATGAGCTTTAGAAGTGTACGTTATCAAGGTTCGGAAGTTCTTTCTTACTTTAGATTTTTAGAAACCATCAACGACGATGGTTCAGACCCAAGTGGATACACATCATTCGAAAGTTTTAACTCACAAAAGTTTTCCGATCAAATTAGAGAATATTTTTTAGATTTATCAAACCCATTAACTCCAGTAGTTAACTGGCGTGTATGGAGACGTAGCGAAGAAAACGCTATGTTTTCCACAAAAGGTGAACAGTGGGTATTGTGGGATGAAGGTACAATGGATGGTGTTGAACGTATTCCAATTATTCCAGTATATAGTAATAGAACAGCATTTTATTTAGGCGAACCAACTTTTGGCAATTTAGCAGAACTTAATGTTAGACATTGGCAGTCATATTCGGACCAAGCCAACTTATTACATTATGCACGTTTTCCAATTTTGTTTGCAACAGGCATAGATGAAACAGACCAGAATGGCGTACCAAAAGAAATTGAAATTGGAGCCAACACAGTACAATACACATCAAACCCAAATGCAGATTTAAAGTTTGTTGAACACTCAGGTAAAGCAGTAGAAAGTGGTTGGAAGGACATAGACGTATTAGTACAAGAAATGCAAAAGTTCGGAGTAGAACCATCTATGGAGTCTACTGGTAATGTTACTGCAACTGAATCAGCTATCCACGCAGCCAGAATGCAAAATCTATTAAAGTCAATCGGCAATAAATATGAAACAGCACTAACGCAAATATTCGCGTTAACTGCTTTATATTATGGAACAGATAACATTCCTATCCCAACACTAACACCAGACATTATGGGATCAGATAACACAACCGGAGCAAACGATGAGTCAAGAACACGAACATGAACAAGACGTTAATGCAGCACCAGTCGAGCAAGAAGAAAATCAACTAGACAGAGAAGTGATTGCGTTAAAGAATAAGAATCAAGAATTACTTAGCGACTTAGCTAAGATGAAACAGTTTAGAAAGACTATAGATGAATTAGGTGGACTAGATACATTTAAAGAAATAGTAACTAAACAGAAAGAAGCAAAATTAAAACAAGTAGAAGATAGTGGCGATATGGCTGCTATTAAAAAACAGTATCAAGATGAAGTTGCACAATTGAAAACTCAATTGGACAATTTAAATAAAGATAGATTGAATACTAAAGTAGAAGAACAACTACGTCAGGCAGTTCAAGAAGCAGGAGGCATTTTTGAACTTGTTGCACCAGCTATGAAGAAACATGTACATGCTGAAATGACAGAAGATGGTCTTAACTTAGAAGTATTAGATGAAACAGGGCACCTTTGGATTAAAGATGGACGAGATGCCAAATTATCAGACCTAGTGGAAAAATTACGTGCAGACACAATTTATTCCAAAGCATTTGATAAGGCAATGGCTGTTAAAACTGGTAGTGGTGCTACCAATTCGCGCAGACGCCCAGAAGTAAATCCATGGTTATCTGAATCGAGAGATTTAGAAGTGCAAACAAAGATTTGGCTAGACAACCCAGATAAGGCACGTAGAATGATGCAAGAAGCTGGAGTTGAAATTGTCAGACGTTAAAAGTGGTAGTGCCACTCTAAATAAGTTTATCGAGACTTGTGGTCTCCTATAATTCAGTTGTGCTGAAATTATTGAAAACATCAAAATAAAATTAGACATAACCAACAATAAAGGAGAACATTATGTCAACAAGATTATCGGACGTTATCGTCCCAGAAGTATTCAGCCCATACATTAAAGAAATGGCTAATACTACATCAAGACTTATCGCATCAGGCGCAGTAGTTATGGATGGCGCTTTAAGTGCATTCTTATCAGGCGGTGGTGACTCTATCAACGTACCAGGATGGAAAAGCAAAGACGGTGTTATTTTTAACGCTGACAATGATGACCCAACTGATATGGTAACTGCTGATAAAGTTACTGCTGGTGTGCAAATTGCAAAACGTATGAACCAAAACTATCACGTAGGTGCTGGTCGTTTTACTACTGCATTAGCTGGATCAAGCCCACTTGCATCAGTTGCAAGCGAAGCAGCTATGATTTATCAAGCAAACAGACAAGCTCATTTACTAGCTAGCTTAGATGGTTTATTTGCTGGTCCATTAAATTCAGAAATTATCAGCGACACAGCATGGTCAAGTGACTTACTAGTTGATGCTGAAGGATTATTCAGTGATTTTACTACTGGAACTGGTTTAATTATAGCTAGCCCAGCTGTTTTTGCTGCAATGCGTAAAGAAAACTTAATTTCTTATCGTCCATTAAGTGATCAAATTATCAACTTCCCAGACTACTTAGGTTATGGTGTACTAGTTGATGCTTCAGTTGATGGTGCTTACGTTATGAAGCCAGGTGCAGTTAAAATGGGTACTGGTACAGTGTTTGCTGACACATATGAAGCACAGCAAGCTGGTAACGGTGCAGGTATTGAATACTTACGTATGCTAGACGAATACTGCTTACACGTAGATGGAACATCATTTATCGGTTCAGCAGTTAACCCAGCAGCAGCTGATTTATCAAATCCAGCTAACTGGGCATCAGTTTACGATTTGAAACACATCGGTGTTAAGAAAATCGCTATTACTGTATTACCATAATATAAACAAGGAGCCTTCGGGCTCCTATTTTAGGAGCAAACAATGGACGCACATGAACAAAATAGAATTGCATCAGAAAATAAAAAGCATAGAGAACTTGTAAGCAAGATTGATAAGCTTACTATTATGGTGCAAGTTTTAAGTGAAGAGGTTGCAAAACTGCAATCTAGAAAAACTACTAAGAAGGAAGAAGCATAATGCTAATTGTAGAAGATGGTTCAGTAGTTAGTGGAGCAAACTCATACGCTACGACCCAGGAAGCAATTGACTATTTTTTAGAAAGAGGTATGATAGTAGACATAACTGATGCAGATATGATAATGTCAACCGAATTTTTAGATGTGACATTTGGCGGCCGTTATAAGGGTAAAATGTTACAATCAAACACTCAGTCGTTGTTGTTTCCAAGAACTAGTTTCTACGATACAAACGGTAGGTTAATTGAAGCTGGAGTAATTCCAAAGGAATTAAAAATAACCCAGTTTCAAGCTGCCAAATTAGCAAACGAAGGTGTACAACTAATTTCAGGTCCAACATCCGAAAGTCAATTGGCTAGCTTTACTAAAACTGTAGAAGGGGCTGTTTCCAAAAGTGAAAGCTATTTTGCTCCAGTCAACAGAAGCCAAACAAGTTATATAGGAAGTTATATAAAGACCATATTAGATAATTCTACAAGCGGAAGAACTGTGAGGGCTTAATGAGCACATTTAAGAAGGAAATGCAAGATTTAGCTTACGAGCTAATAATCGAAGATGAAGACTTTTCCACTATTTCAGTAGAATGTATACATAGGCAACCACAATATGAAATGTATGATGAAGAATTTGGAGACATGTATAGACATAATTCAGATTCGCTCATAACAGCTATCATAGGACCATTTGCAGAAAGTAAACCGAATGCACAGGATATTCTAGCTGGCGATCTACGGTTAATAGTTCCAGTACTTGGATTAACACAAGAATTTCAAGTAAGTGTGGATACAATCATTGTACCCGATGGAACAACTTACACCATTATCGACAAACAGAAGGATGCAGCAGAAGCGGCGTATATACTACAGTTGAGGAAGGACAATGAGCAATCGTAAGACTATAACCATTGAGGTAGAGATTCCGGAAATAGATGTTGACAACAAAGTCGAATTAAAAGCATTTTCCGAAATGCTATCACATGATTTAGCAGAGCAAATTGTAGCACAGGTAGTATCACTACACAGAGCCGATCATATAGCATACTGGCAAGGTATGCTAAGAAGTTGGAAAATACAAGACAGACTTACAGAAATTAAACAATGTAAAAAAGAGATACAACACGAAGCACAAAGGAAAATTCAGCCATGACTATAAAGTTAGATGTTAAATCAGATAAGACTGAATCGTTAATGGATGAAATTAGAAAGTTTGCAACACAAGAAGCAAACGAGCTAGTAGATGATTTATACAGAACAATAAAAGCAAACACCCCAGTTGACTCCGGAGCAGCAAAGGCAGCTTGGGAAACAGAACAAGTAAATAAGTTAGGTGACATAGGCGAAATAGGTAATCCAAAGGATTATTTAAAGTATGTGGAAGATGGAACGGTCCATATAGCACCTAGAAAGTTTATAACAAGAAGCATTATTAAAGTGCTTAATACGAGGAAATAATGGTTAACTCATTTCAAGAAGAAAGACAAGCAATTGAAACTCGTTTTAATAACTGCTTTGACAATAGCATTGTTCCAGTGCAGTATGATAACGTATCCTTCCTAAAACATGGCGACCATGTTTTAAAAGACAGTTCAAAAGCAAATGAATGGGTTAGACTATCCATCATAGGCGCAGATAGTGTTATGCAAGAAGTTGGCTCAAAGCGAACACGCTTTACAGGACTTATTGTATGCAATGTTTTTGTTAGAGAAAACACTGGCAGCAATAGAGCAAGAAGCATTGCAGACGAGCTTTATAACGTGTTTAACGGCGTCAATTTTAACGGCATACAATGCTATGCTACAACCATCACCCAAACACCTCCAAATGCAGGCTGGTTTCAAATGACATTAGAAACAGAATACTATTGGGATAGGTGTCCTTGCTAAAACAGCGTATTCCAAAAACACAGCAAAACTAGATAAATATATTAAATAAGAGGAACGCGACTTTTGCCTTTTTTTACTCGTAATGTTTTAAAACTTAACCGCGTTCCTCTTATTTAATATATTTAACAGGAGTCCTTATATGACTTGTAAAA